GCGGAAGCTGGTTCGGCCATGACCCGCGCCGAAACCATCGCGGCCTTCAAGCGCCGCATCGAGGGCGAGAACAGCGGCCCGCGCAAATGCTGGAACTGCGGCGATCACAAGCCGCGTGCCGACTGCATCCGGCGCGCCGCAGAGCGCAAATCCAAGGAGATGACCCAATGAACAGAAAAAACGCCCGTTCTGCGGCCCACGCTTCAGCTTCCGGTATTCGCTTCCAGAACGACCGGCCGGGCGCGGATTACAGCCGCGTCGAGCACATCGAGGCGACCGACCCTGACGACCACATTTCGAGGCGGGCCCGTGCGCATACCGAGTGCCGCATGAGCGAGCGGGCGCAGGCACTGGAGCTGGCCAGCGATCTGGAAACGAAGAAGCCGCCCCGCGTGCCGCGCAACACCGAGCCGTGCCCGCTGTGGGTTGCCGGACTGATCGCGGTTGGCGTTGGCGGCGGGGCGTTGCTTGGCGCTGCCGCCTTGGGGTGGGTTGTCTATCAGGTGGTGATCTGGATCGGGGGTGTGCTGTGACTGCAAAAGGCATCGCCCCCGAAACCTGCCGCGCCCCGCGCTGCGGCTATCTGCACGAAAACACCGTGACCATCGGCGGGAAGTCCGAGCCGGATCACCGCTGCGCTCATGACGTGCCGATGCACCCGGCTTGCGCATGGCACCGGACGCCCGAGCAGATCAAGGCCATCGAGGCACAAGAGCAGATGACGGCGCAGCGCATCCGCGAGCCCCTAGGAAGGCGGGGCCTGTGATGGAGCGCGTGACCGTACATCTGCAGGAGGTCGGCATCCGTCACTTCACCGGGCCGAGCTGCTGCCGCGAGGCCGAAAAGTGGGCGCATGACGAGATTCGCCGGCGCGACCGGACATGCCCGAAAGGGTCGGGCGTCGATCTGCCGGTAGAGCGCGACCCGGACATGCCCGAGGGCGTCACAGAAAAAGATTGGTACGCCTACAACAGCCCGAGCACACAGCTTGTTATGGCGGTGCTGCGCAAGCGCAAAGGCGAGGCGCTGCCGACGCAGGCAATTGCTGATGCTGCCGAGCGCAGCAGGCCGACCGCGCACCGGATTCTGAAAGTGTGCGCAGCAGTGGGCGAGGTGAAGCGGACGACTCGGCGAGTCGGGCGAGTCACGGCCGACGTGTGGGAGATCGCGGAATGAGCGCCCGGATTTCGGGCAAAGAAAAGCCCGCGAGGGAGGGCAATCCCTGCGGGCTGGGTGCAACTTTTGAAACGTGAGAGGAAATTATGGAACATCCAACTGGGTACGGCAAGCCCAAAGACAACGCCGATTATGTGGCGTTCCTGCAGGAGAAGACGCCGATTGCCTCGTTCGACGGGTTTGATATCGAGGATAGCGATATTCACCCGATCCTCAAGCCACACCAGCGCGCGTGCGTGAAGTGGGCCGTGAAGGGGGGCAATCGTGCGCTTTTTGAGGCGTTTGGGCTGGGGAAGTCGGTTCAGCAGGTTGAGATCGTCAGAATAATCATGGTGCTGGCAGGCGGGCTTGGATTGATTGTTTGCCCGCTTGGTGTTCGCCAAGAGTTCAGGCGCGACGCCGCCATGCTGGGTGTCGAAACTCAGTTCATCCGGCGCACAGATGAGATTGACCCGGAATTCAAAGGCATCTACCTGACGAACTACGAGAGCGTCCGGGACGGCAGGCTTGACCCCCGTCTGTTTGCCGTCGTCAGCCTGGATGAGGCTTCTATTCTGCGCAGCTACGGCAGCAAGACGTTCCAAGAGTTCTTGCCGCTGTTCGAGGGCGTCAAACACAAATTTGTCGCGACCGCTACGCCGTCTCCCAACCGCTACAAAGAGTTGATCCATTACGCCGGCTTTTTGGGTGTGATGGACACAGGCCAGGCGCTTACGCGCTTTTTCCAGCGCGACAGCACACAGGCCAACAACCTGACTCTGTACCCGCACAAGGAGCGCGAGTTCTGGATGTGGCTCAATTCGTGGGCGATCTTCCTTCAGACGCCTTCCGATCTTGGTTTTTCGGATGAGGGCTACGACCTTCCTGAAATAACGGTGCATTACCACGAGGTGCGCACTGACATTTTGAGCGGAGGCGAAGAAAAGGACGGGCAGGCCATTCTTTTCAAGGACTCCGCACTCGGCCTTCGGGCTGCGTCTGCAGAGAAGCGCGACAGCCTGGACAACCGGATCGCCGAGATGGTCCGCATTATCGCAAGCCACCCGGACGATCACATCATCTTGTGGCACGACCTGGAGGCCGAGCGCCTTGCCATTCAAAAGGCTGTGCCTGATGCGGTGGCTATCTACGGATCTCAAGACCTGGATGAGCGCGAGCAGAAGATTGTGAGTTTTTCGGATGGCGAGTTTCAGTACCTGTCCGCAAAGCCTGTCATTGCCGGATCTGGCTGCAACTTTCAACGCCACTGCCATCGGGCGATATTTCTTGGTGTTGGATACAAGTTCAACGACTTCATTCAAGCCGTCCATCGCATTCAGAGATTTCAGCAGGAATTCCCCGTTGAAATCCATCTCATCTACTCCGAAGCAGAGCGCGAGATTCTGAAGGCTCTCGAAACGAAGTGGGCGCAGCACAAAAAAATGGTGGCAAACATGACTGAAATCATCAAAGAGCACGGACTTAACGCGCTTTCCATGTCGGACATCTTGACTCGCTCAATTGGCGTTGAGCGCATCGAGTCTTCCGGCCGGCTCTATACCGTCGCGAACAATGATTGCGTAGTGGAGGCGCGGATTCAGCCGGAAAACCACTGTGACTTGATCGTTACGTCGATTCCCTTCTCGAACCACTACGAATACACCCCGAGCTATAACGATTTCGGCCACACCGATAGCAACGACCACTTCTGGCGCCAGATGGATTTCTTGACGCCGGAACTGCTTCGCATCCTGCGTCCGGGTCGTATTTACTGTTGCCACGTCAAGGACCGGATCTTGTTTGGCAACGTGACGGGGGCTGGTGCGCCAACCGTCTCCCCGTTCCATGCGGAGGCTTTGTTCCACGGCATCAAGCACGGCTTTGACTACATGGGAATGATTACCGTGGTCACGGACGTTGTGCGGGAGAACAACCAGACCTACCGCCTTGGCTGGTCGGAGCAGTGTAAGGACGGCACGAAAATGGGCGTCGGCTCGCCCGAGTACATCCTTATCTTCCGCAAGCCGCAATCTGACCGGACCAAGGGCTATGCGGATGCGCCCGTCAAGAAGAGCAAGGCCGAATACACCCGCGCCCAATGGCAGGTGGATGCGCACGCATTCTGGCGCTCCAGCGGAAACCGCCTGCTGACCGCCGAAGACCTTGCCGGAATGGGGCCGGACAAGCTGGCGCGTGCATTCACCGAATACACGATGAGCCACATCTACGACTACGAGCACCACATCAAGATCGGGAAAGACCTTGAGCTTCGCGGCGCGCTTCCGTCTTCGTTCATGAGCATGGCGCCCGGCTCTCACGTTGCCGACGTGTGGCATGACGTGAATCGGATGCGGACCCTGAACGGGGATCAGACCGCGCGCGGCCTGCAGAACCACGTATGTCCACTTCAGATTGACATTGTGGATCGCCTCATCAACCGATACAGCAACCCCGGCGAACTCGTCTATGACCCGTTCTGCGGGCTTGGAACGGTCCCCTATCGCGCCATCAAGCTTGGCCGAAAAGGGCAGGGCTCAGAGCTGAATACCGGGTATTTCTTTGACTCCCTGCAGTACCTCAAAGCCATGGAGCAAGAGGTTTCTATGCCGGGCCTGTTTGACGCACTTGAAATGGAAGAAGCTGCAGCATGAATCTCGTTACCTACCGCGCCGCCCATCCGGGTAACGCCGTCCGCGTCCAAGTCCATTTCGATCCGCTGTGGTGGCCGCGGTTCTGGCTGGCGCTGTGGGGGATTCGGTGATGGCTCGCACCCTCGAACTTTGCGCAGGAGTCGGAATGCTTGAGGTGGCCGCGTAATGGCCGAATCCTGGGTCCGACTCTGGTCCGGCATGACCACCGACCCGAAGTGGCAGACGGTCGCCCGTAAGTCGGGGCAGCCTCGCAGCCTGGTGATCGCGCTCTTTACGCATCTCATGCTCGAGGCCAACGACGCCGACGAACGCGGGTCGCTCGCTGACGTTGATGTCGAGGACGTTGCGTCCGCTCTGGACTGCGACGAAGAAGCCGTGGTGGCGATTCTCGAAGCGATGGAGGGGCGCGTCATTGAGGACGGGTTTCTGTCCGGCTGGGATCGGCGCCAGCCCGTGCGCGAGGACTCAGGAAATCCGCAGACCGGAGCGCTTTCGAGCACCGAACGAAGCCGCCTGCACCGTGAAAAAAAGCGACTTGAAACGCAATGCAACGCGCGCAACGACGATGCAACGCGATGCAACGCACCAGAAGCAGAAGCAGACACAGAAGCAGATATACCTCCTACCCCTCCCGCGCGTGACGGCGATTTCCGGATGAACCTCGACTGGCAACCGTCCGAGCACTTCCCGACCCTCGCCCGGCAAGCCGGCGTCCCTGCAGACCACATCACCGCCGAGGCCATCGCCGAATTCCGGAGTTACTGGATCGGCCAGGGCAAGGCCATGACGCAGCACCAGTGGGACCACAAGCTGCTGACGAACCTGAAGGCCACGAAGACGCGAGGTGCATTGGCCAACGGTGCGCGAGCCTCGCCCAGCAGCAGCAGGCAGCCGAAAACCCTTTCGGAAGGCCGCGCAGCCGCGGCAAAAGCGATCTTCAACCCCGGACCCGCAGGAAACGATCATGGACATCAGCGCAGGACAATCGACGTTACGCCACCCCTTGCCGATGGGCTGGGTGCGAAAGCTCTTCGCTGAGCTACAGGGCAACTACGGGACGCGTTTTCTCGACATGTGGCGCAGCGGCCAGACCAACGTCGACGGCGACGATGTGGGGCTGCAGAACGCGATGAGCTTGTGGGCGGAGAGGCTGGGCGGATTCCTTGACAAGCCGAAGGCGATCCGTCGTGTGCTCGACGCACTCCCTGAGCACCCGCCGACGCTGCCGAAGTTTTTGGAGTTGTGCCGGGCTTGCTGCCCGGGCCCGGCACACAAGGCCCTGCCGGCGCCGAACCTTACCCCCGCGCAGATCGCGGAGCGCCAGGCAGCAGCCGAGGCGATGGTGCGCAAGGTTGCCGCGCCACGCTACGACCACAAGGCTTGGGCGCGGAAGCTCCAGACTGAATGGCTCGCTGGCCGAAATCTCGGCATGCAGCAGCAGGTCATGGGCAGTGAGGCGCTGCGCGAGCGCTGGCACATGGACAACGGCAAGCGCCAGTGTGTGCCGATTGCGCAGGCCGATGCCGCGTGACCGATCAAGCCCACAAGCATCGCTGCCTGCTCCGGTGGATTTGCCGGGCCGGCGACGCCGACCGGGCGAAATTTGTCGAGGTCAGCAACAAGGTCCGCGGCAAGGATGAAACCGCCGATTTGCTGGCCGAAGCGCGAGAGATGTTCGTGGAAATGAAGAAACGGGGTGATCTGTGAGCGTAGGAATCAACGGGAAGGCGGCAAATCGGGCCGTGGCTGCGTCAAAACCACGCTCCACAGGGGTGCGGTTGGGTGAAGCCAAAAAAACGCGCAAATACCGCAATGAGAAAACCGTGATCGACGGCATCACGTTCGACTCGAAGCGCGAGGCGGGCCGCTACCAGGAGCTGAAGGCGCTGGCGTCGCGAAATCTGATCGAGAGCCTGCGGCATCAGGTGCCGTTCGAGTTGGCGCCGGCCGTCAAGTTTTCGAGCGAGGGGCGGAAGAAGCCGGCGCTGCGCTACGTGGCGGATTTTGCGTATTGGCTGGACGGGAAGTTCGTTGTCGAGGACGTTAAAAGCCCGGCCACGGCCAAGGCTGCGGCGTACCGAATCAAGCGGCACCTCATGCTGTCAATGCATGGAATTGAAGTGAAGGAGGTGAAGTAAATGGCAATCCACCGCACAACGCCCAAGTCACCGGCCTGAGCGTTAGCGAAGGTCCGGTGGACTGACGTGTTAGAGCGCAATGGCTAAGGAAACACGATGCAAATAGAAACGATAGGCAACGCAACGCTTTACCTTGGCGACTGCCGGGAAATATTGCCGGCGCTGCCCAAGGTGGATGCGCTGATAACCGACCCGCCTTACGAGATAAGCGCAGGGCGGCGGCATTGGTGGAAAGCGGCAGTACCTGACCGACATTCGCGGCCACATTGACGCGGGCTTTGACATGGACATGCTTTCCGGCTTTGACAACTGGATGGTGTTTTGCGGAAAACCGCAACTCATGGACCTGATGCAAAAGGCCACGGATCAGGGGCTGCGCTGGCAGTTGCGCACATGGAACAAGACTAACCCGACTCCACTGACCAATGGGAACTACCTGCCCGACACCGAATACATGGTGCATGCTTTTAAGACGCACGTTTGGCAGGGAAAGAAACGCTGGATTGTTGGCAACGTGGAAAAGAGCGGTTTTGATCACCCAACCGTAAAGCCTCAGTACGTGATGACCGACGCGCTGCAATGCGCCACAAACTACGGCGGCACGGTGCTGGATTGCTTCATGGGAAGTGGGTCTACCGGAGTGGCCTGCGTGACGCTCGGGCGGAAATTCATTGGTGTTGAGCGCGAACCAAAATACTTTGAGATTGCCTGCCAGCGCATTGAAGCCGCGCAACGACAAGCAACTTTGTTTGAACCACAACAGCCGGCAGAGCAACATGCTTTTGCGCTCTAACGTAATTTAGACATCACACAACGTCTAATAGCGCTTTGGCGGTTGTTGTAGCCCGCCGCTAACGCAACCCCGCACACTGCCTAAGCTCGCTCTGGCAAATCTCCAACGTCGCCGCTACTTCGTCGGCGCGTTCGAGGGCTGCAACGGCATCGTGTAGAACTCGATCAGCCTCGCCGCCGGAGACTTCCAATCGGTGCCCGGCATCGCTCGCAGCGCCTCCGCACTCGGGGAAAACTTTGGGCACTCGGTCGCGACCGGCTGCACGGATGCGCACCCACTCAGCGCGAGAAGCATCGCGGGCAGCGGACCAGACCTTGACGTGCGCGGCTTGGGCATCGGCGGTTTCCTTTTCGAGCGTGCGGTATCGGGTTTGCGTAGCAGATGCTACGGCCTGCCATGCGGTCAACTCGTCGCGCGTGGACGTGCGGCCGTGGATGTAGCCTGCGAGATACAGGCCGGCAAGGGCTGCGGCTGCTAGGGCGTAGCGGTGGGGGGTGGGGATCATCTAAATTTCGCAGCTTTACAGGCAGTCACTTCGACCTGACGGCGTGTGCCGGGTCAAAAGAAATCAAACCATCTGGCGTCCGCACTGCGGACAGCATGCTCGGGTCTAGCCCGTGCCTGTAGACGGAATCTACTAGGTCCGGGGCGTCCCACAATCCCGCAGAATTTACGATGTCACGGGGCGCGGCGTCGCCCACGAGATCCCGAACAAGATCGCGAAATGAGCGTTGCCCGTTCCAATACTGCTTTGTCGTTTCATGGTCTCGGACCAATGCGCGGCGGGCGAGCTTCTGGAACTCTGGCGAATCCGCATCGATGACTGAGCCGGGCGGCAGCTTGGCATCGTCCACGGTCCAATGATTCCGGCCATAGCCGTTCTCGACTTTGGCTGGGTCATCCGCATACATCATGTAACCAGCGCCGTTGTCTGGTCCGCCTTGCGTGTATCGGTGGTAAACCGCCTGCGGCTTCATCCCCATGCCGCCCATGTAACCCTCCACCATCCGCCGGCTCGGCTCACTCTTCAGCGCGACACCAGCCCCCGCAGCGTGCTTTGCGCGAGGTCCGGTGCCTTCATCGCAGCAATCGGCCCCAGCAGCGCCCCCGCCTGTTCCGGCATGCTGTACGTCTGCGGCGGTAGCCATCCCTGCCGCTCCGCGATACCACCAAGATGCGCCGACGTACCGAAATCGCGCGCAGGATCGCGGTACTCAAGCGCCTGCGGGATCGGTCGGCCGGTCGCCTCGTGGTACGCCGTGCCAGCGCCAGCGCGCACGAGGTTCGCGAGCGTGTTGCCCATGTCGCCCACTGCGCCGAGACTGCCGACGGTGAGCGAGCGTTTCGCCCCGTTCAACGCTTCGACGAGGTTTCGCAGGGTGTCGCTGCGGAATTGCGGATCGCGCAGCGCGCCGAGGATTGATGGTTCGGCCATCAGCGCACCGGGTCTTTCGTCGCTTCCCGCAACGCCGCCACAACCACGCCAACGCCCACCAGCAGCCACGGATAGGCGTCAGCAGGTACGACGGCCTGTAGCTCCGGGACGAGGCCCTGAAGCGCGCCTAGCGCGGTCACGAGGCCGGCGAACCAGTAGGTCTTGCTGCTGCGTCTGCGCTTCATGGTTGAAGTCCTTTTCTCGTGCCGTTGCGGTTGATCGTCAACGTCTGCATCCGCCCGCGCGGGTCGATGCTTAGATGACACCAGCCACCACCGGCAGGCGTGCCGAATTCGTGAATGATCTGGTCGTATCGCAGGTTCGGCATGGAGGCAATCGCCCGACACACCGACAGCGGGCGTCCGAATCCGGGGCACGTGATGTCGGCGGCGAATCCGAGCACGTGCGCACTGTTGGCAGCGCCTCCAACAGCCTCGTTTAGCGCCGGGCTGCGGTAGCCGGAGGAAATGACGATTGGTGCGCCTAGACGCTCTCGCACGTCCTCCAGCGCCATCGCGAGCAGGTAAAGATTCTCGACGACTTCGGGCGGCGGATCGTTGTCGATGCCACGGCGCGCGGCTTCTTGCGAGATCGTGAATTCCGCAAGGATAAAATGGTCGGTCAGCCTCATTGGAGTTGGCTTTTAATCCAAGTGCCCAACAGGTTCCAACCGACGCCGATTCCAGTCACCAGAAACACGACGCCGCCGAGAAATCCGTGATATCTCGTCAGTTGTTTGTCGATCTTCTCTAACTTTTCCATGATCGCATTTTGCGACTGTTCGACCCGCTCAATTCTCGATTCCAGCACGGCCAGCCGCTCCCCGTGGTCCGCCATATCACCACTCGATGAGGAGGAAACCGTTAGAGCCCGCGCCGCCGGCCGAACTGATGGCCCCACCACCGCCACCGGATCCGTACCCACTTCCTACCGTTCCTGTAGCCGTAGGGAACTCGCCCCCGTGGCCGCCTGCTCCCCAGATGGTCCCGCCGCCTTCACCGCCACGGTAGTTGTCGACCCCGGGCTGCCCGGCGCCGTTACCACCCGCGGACCCGCCTGCGCCGCCCGCAGCACCGCCAGTCCCTCCATCATTGCCGGCCGCACCGCCCGCCAGAGTACGTAGCGCCCCGAGGCTTGTAGCGGTACCAGCGTTAGCCGCTGCGCCGCCGGAACCGATCGTCACTGCGTATGCAGTACCCGGCACCACGGTGAGTCCCACAGCTACGTCACACTCGGCCCCACCACCGCCTCCGGCAGCCCCAGACGACGGCGTTCCCCCGCCACCGCCACCACCGGTACCAGACAGCCAGATAGTCGTGACGCCTGCGGGCGCGGTCCATGTGCCGTTGGACGTGTAACGCGTCTTCCCGTGCGGGAGGTCGAGCGGCGCGAGCACCACGTAATCCGTGCCGTCATACTCGATATCCGTCAACAGGTCCGCCGTGATGTTGGCGTTGATCTTTGCGCCGGTCGTGTTGTACCGTTTCAACGCCTTTGCGCCGAGGCTGTCGCGGTTTAGCGTGTTGATGCCGGTCGCGGGGCCGGCCGTGTGGAACTTCGCGCGGAATCGCTCGCCGGTCACTAGGGCGCCATACGTCGTGGTCAGCGTGTACGCGCCCGAACTGCCCGCCGTCGTGTACGCCGTAAGCAGTTGATCGCGAAGCACCTGCGTCGTAACGTCGCCGACGCCGAGCAATTGGAACCGCGTCCCGTCGTAAACCACTTCGACGACTGCGCCGGAAGGGATGTTGTTGGCATCGAGCGCCGTAGCGCCCGCCTTCGTGACGGCCTTCGCGCCGAGCGCGTTGATGTTGAGCGTGACCGCGCCCGTGTTCGCGCCGGCAGAGACAAAGCGGAACGTCTGCCCCGTGGCGTAGGCTGCGAGTCCGGTAACGCTCGCCGTGATCGTGTCCGCGCCTGCAACGCCGGTCAGGTACTGCGAGCCGGAATCCTGTACCTGTCCGTATGCTGCATAATCAGTACGGGCGGAAGCGTTCGCAACGCCGGTATGTTTGTAGCCGCCCATCGGCAGGTTGCCGGTCGGGATGGTTTCGCCATTTTTTGCGATGGAGTTTGTCAGAGCTGTCGCGATGTCCGAGAGCGTGCCATTCGCCCAAGTTGATGCAATCGTCGTCCCGGTTGTGACAGGGTTCCCGGCAATCAGGTTGAAATTTCCGCTTCCGTCTCGGGACATCGTGGCTCCACAAATGAAAAACGCCCCCGAAGGAGCGTTGAAATGGCGTTCTGGATTGCGTTAGCCCGACCGTTCGTCGCGCTCGCGGTGCTGGGCTTGATCTGCCTACCGATCAAACTCGCCGTGCAGCGTTACCTACCGGATGGAAGGTTGAAGCGGCTGCTACTTCTGCGGCTGTCCTAGCGGCGCGGCGATCGTTCCACCCACTAGCCCGCGCTTGAGAAGTTCGGCATAGAGGCGGCGTTTCTCGGAGTCCGGGATTGCCCCGACGCTGAAATACCGCTGTCCTGCGGGTGAATTGATCGCGGCTTGTGCCGGGCGACTGATGCCACCCGCGCCACCCTGCCAAAGCGCTTTAACGGGGTTCTCCATGAACCGCGTCCAGAACGTGCGCTCTGCCGTGCCGCTGTTCGGAATCTGATCCTTGACGAACGCTTGACCGACGCGGGCGAGTTCGCCCATGTTGTCGGTGCGCGTGCCGTAGGTGTAGCCCTGCCGGTCGGTCGAAAGCAGCGCCTGCGAGAGCTTTGACGGGCTCACGTTGCCGGCCACGGCATCGGCCGAGTTCGGTGCGG